AACACATGCAATAGCTTGATGATTGACTTGATTTCTAAACGAGCAATTTACGACTATCTAGTTGTGTGTGACTTGAGCAACAATACACCTGCTAGAATTGATCGTAACGAATTGTATGTAGATATTGCTATTGAGCCAGTCAAAGCAGTTGAATTTATCTACATTCCTTTACGAATCAAGAACACCGGAGAACTTTCTGGTGGAGGGTGATGAAACTTAAAAGTAGGGCGAAAGCCCTACTTTCGAGCTAGGAATTACAGATAAATAAAACATATAGGAGATATACAAAATGGCAGTTTCATCATTACAAAAAATGACAGTTCCTTTGGCAAGTGACCAAAGTTCGTCTACACAAGGCTTGCTAATGCCAAAACTCAGATATCGCTTTAGAGTGATGTTTGAAAATATTGGTACAGGCACAGATGTTACAGAATTAACCAAACAGGTTGTGAGCTTTTCACGACCAAACTTGACATTCGAAGAAATCCCATTACCAATTTACAATTCAACATTGAAGTTGGCTGGTCGTCACTCATGGGCCGATACCACATGTGAAATTCGTGATGATGCCAATGGCAGCGTGTCAAAATTGATCGGCGAACAGATTCAGAAACAAATGGACTTCTTGGAAATGTCCAGTGCCGCTTCAGGTATTGACTACAAGTTCTTGACAAGATTTGAAGTTCTTGATGGTGGCAACGGTGCTGCCACTCCTGTGGTTCTTGAGTCATGGGAACTGTATGGTTGCTATATCAAGAGTGCAGACTACGGTGCAATGAACTATGGTACCAATGAAGCTGCAACGATTACCATAACACTCGGATTCGACAATGCTAACCAAGGCAACCAAGGTGGTGGCGGAGTTGGCGGAATAATTGGTAGAACCGTTGGCGATGTTGTAACGGGTGTAGGCTCTAACTAAGGAATATTAAATGTCTAGCTTCGGCCAAGACTTCCTTAAAGGGTTTACGGCAGTCAATAACTTGCGTGATTACACTCACGCAAGTAAAGTTTTTAGGACCAACGCCTATGAACTAAAACCCCGATTTAAATTTCTGTTCCATGTTGTGTTTACACTCAATGTGGATCAGATTCCTGCGCTTAGAAATAGCAAAATTTTTGGCGCCAGCGAAATATACAATCTTAGCCTTGCGGTCAAGACAGTTGATTTACCCAAGTACAACATCAGTCATGAAGTATTGAATCAGTACAATCGCAAACGAGTGGTTCAGACCAAGATCAACTATGATCCTGTGAATCTAACTTTTCATGACGACGGTGGCGACAACATTAGAGAATTTTGGTACCAGTACTATTCGTACTACTACAAAGATCCTGCTCAAAAGTATATCTCAACAGCCAGCAATACCAATGGCAGCATCGGACCTAGCCAGACGGCACAAACAGGCATGAGCTACAACAATCGTGACATCTACGAACAAAACCGTACAGGCAATGTCAACGATTGGGGTTTCATTGGCGAAAGCTACAATGACGGAACCAGTACAGCATCGGGCAAACCACCATTTTTCAAAGACATTCAAATTGTTGGCTTTGATCAACACAAGTATGCACGATACATTTTGATCAATCCTATCATTACCAATTGGAGTCATGATCAGTATGATTACAGTCAAGGCGCTGGCATCATGCAAAATTCAATGACCATTGCATACGAAACTGTAAAGTATTATTCAGGCGCCCTGGGCAAACCAGATGCCAATATCAACTGGCCAGATACTGCTCACTACGATACTACTCCTAGTGCGTTGGCTCGTCCAGGGTCTACTGCTACTGTATTTGGTCAAGGCGGCCTGCTCAGCACTGGCAATGGTATCATGCAAGATTTGCAAAGTGGCAGTGTCATGGGACTCATTGGCGCCGCACAAAAAGCTGGCGCACTTCGCAACACATTCAAAGGCAAGAGCCTCAAGAGCATTGTCAAATCAGAAGCTGTGGCGCTTGGCACACAGGTGCTTGTGGGTGCATTGCCTGGCGCCACTCGAGCAGTAATTAACAAAGCTGACAGCTGGTTATTCCCGACACAAACTGCGGCTCGTACTCAAGGCGTGGTCAATCAGATCAATCAAGGACAAATTGCAGGAGGTGGCGTATGAGCACAGTAAATTACACAAATCCCAACTTGGATTTAACAGTCAGAGTATTTGATCAATTTTACAAATATGATGCCAATGTTCCTGCTGCCGAGTATGACATTGTCAACAGCTTTTTCCGAAAAGAAATGAGCGATGCCAGAATTGCAGGCAACTTTACAGTCAGCCTGTTTCAAGTGGCAGAAGAAACCAACATTCCTGTGCTGACATTACTGGATACTTTCAAAGGCAAATCAGGACTAGATCTCACAGTCAGCATGGCCTACTATCTCAATAATATTCGTAGCCGGGCCACCCTACTTGGGGTAAATGCACAAGTGGTTCCCAACTACTATGCCGCTAGAACAATACTGCAATGAGTCGTTGGGCACAAGGCACATATCAAATTCTCAACCATGAAAAGTATGTGGGCAAAGGCTTGCCTAGATACCGATCAGGCTGGGAACACAGTTTCATGCGCTTTTGTGACAGCAACGACAATGTGCTACAGTGGGCCAGCGAAAGCATATCCATTCCTTACCGTCATCCACTGACTGGTAAAATGACCAACTATATCCCAGATTTCCTTATTACATATCGCACCAAGGACAACACCATGCGAGCTGAATTGATAGAAATCAAGCCCAAAGGCCAAAGTTCAATCATGGAAGGGCAAAAGCCCAGAGAGCGTGCCGTAGTTGCCATCAACTATGCCAAATGGGCATCTGCCCAAAAGTGGTGTAAACAACACGGGTTAACTTTCAGGGTTCTCACCGAAGACGATCTCTTTGTAAACGGCCGCAAATAGTAAACTATGCAAAGTCTGCTAAATATTAGCATGACTGTTTATTATCTTTACAAAAAAACTCACAAAACAACTAATTTAAAATACTTGGGATTTACTAAAAAAAATCCTCACAAGTATAAAGGATCTGGGATCAAATGGCTCTTTCATTTAAACAAACATGGATACAATGTTGAAACTGAAATATTGTACGAGACAACCGAGCGTGACAAAATACAACAATTAGGAGAATACTACAGCAAACTATGGAATGTAGTTCAATCTCCTGAATGGGCTAACTTAAAACCTGAATCTGGCGATGGCGGCGGCGTTCCTGGAATGAATAAAGGAAAATCTCGACCGCAAGAACACAAAGATGCAATGCGAGCAGGGTGGGAACGCATCAAGCAAAAAGGATACCAACCCTGGAATAAAGGCATCACTGGACTACCAGGTCCTTGTCAGACTACAATATTGGTTTCTCCAGACGGAACTGAATATTTGTATGAAAGTATGAAGCAAGGATGCAAAGAAAATAATCTCATTTACACAAAAATGAGCAGTGTAAAAAACGGGCACCTAGAACATTACAAAGGCTGGACTATTAAAAAGGTAAGTAAATCATGACCAGAAAACTCGAAGAACTTTTTGACCTACCGCCCACAGTTGAAGAAGTTGACCTAGCTGTCCCTTCTATTCCTGAAAACAAAGCCCAACTGCAAGTGATCAACGATGCTATCAACAAGATAGATGCGGCATTGCCTGCGGTCAAAGGATTGGAATCCACAGATCAAGAGATGGACGAATTGGCAGACTTGGCCAAAGACAGCTACAAAGATCTCATGGATCTTGGCATGCAAGTTGACAGTCGTTTTGCCAGTGAAATCTTCAGTGTAGCATCAAACATGCTGGGACATGCAATCACAGCAAAAACAGCTAAGTTGGACAAAAAGCTCAAGATGATTGACCTGCAAATGAAGAAAATGCGACTAGATCAACAACAGGCCAAAGACGATCCTGAAGGCACAGTACAAACAGCTTCGGGCACACTATTGAATCGAAATGATTTGTTGGAACGCATACTTGCTAACAATCAAAAAGATAAAAAAGAATAAATATACCACAGGAACCTGATATGAAACCATTCGCACAATATCTAGCTGAAAGCGAGCGCACATACGATTATCGTATTAAAATGTGCGGCCGTGTAAGCACAGAATTCGTTCAACAACTGAAAAGCAAACTAGACCAGTTTGATCCAGTTAAACTGGGCGACATTAAAACAACCCCCGTACAGAAAATTTTAACTGATTTCCCCAATCACAAAAATGATTCTGTCAGCATGTTTGATGTGAGCTTTAGATACCCAGCCATTGAACCACAGATCAAACAGCTGGCACAATTGTCAGGCATGGATCCAAATCTTATCATAATGTCAACTCGTAGTTACGACGAAGACATGATGAGTGAAGTAGACAAGATTGAAGCGCAAAACAAAAATCTTTTGACAGACACAGATTATCCCACAGATGATCCCAAGCAACGAGCTCTCAAGAAAGATTACAGTGCACCACCACATGATCATGTGGTTCTAAAAAACGCTTATCGCAGTGACTTCACTGTGGCTGGTGGCAAAACACCCCCGGCAAAAACAACCAACGACCTTCCACAAGGCGTTAAGGGTCCGATGTACAAAATCAGTCGCCCACCAAAGCCCGCTACCGGCCAAAACCCAAGAGGATAATACAAATGTCATTTTTTTACAACTTAAACAAAACTCTCGATGCTATTCGTGAGAAACCAGAACTCACACACGGTCAACTCAATGAGCGTAACATGAGCCGAGCTGCCAAGGGCTGGGAGAAGTACGGAGACGGTATGACAGAATTGTCCAAACTAGGTCGAGAAGGTGCCAGTGAGAAAAAGATGGATGCTGCCCGTAAAAAATACGACAAGTATGACAATGAAGTAGACGAAGGTGCTTATCAAGGTGGTCCAGACAAGAGTCAGATCCCTGCTGTGAATCGTCCAGGCAATAAAATGACCTTGCAAGATTTAGAAAAAGAACGCAATCAAAGTCCTACCACTGCTGATGGCATGAGAGCTTTGCAAAACAAACTCAAAAACATTCATCCAATGGATGCACAAGAAGGTGTTGACAAGGCAGCATTTGCCGCACTAGCACCACCAAAAAACAAAATTACTTTTGCTGACAAGATTGCTGGCGCCAAAAAAGAAGTTGACGAGATGCTGGGCGATGTAGCCGCAGAAGCTATCAAAGGTGCATTGAGTGGCAAGCAAAAGAAACTAGACAAGAACAACAATGGCAAGTTAGATGCCAATGACTTTGCTATGTTGCGCAAAGGCGGCAAGCAAGTGGCCGACGAAGCAGAAGACAACAGTCCGTTTACAGCTCACAAGCGTCCTCGTAAAGACACTCCGCGAGTTGGCGATGTTGAACATGGCGCCAAGCACGATATCAAACACACCGAAACTGGTCGCATGGTAACTCGTAGAGCAGATGCTCAAGGCATGAGTGTCGGTTCAGAGACTGACGACGAAGGCAACAAACACGAAAAACGAGGCCGTGGTCGTCCTACTGGTCCAGCTAAAGCCCCTGAGCGTGTGACAGCCAAAGCCACCAAACACAAAGATGGCCGCAAAGTCAAAGAAGGTGACTTTGGACCAATGGAAGAAAGCTCAGGCGACTTAAAAGCAGCCATGGCCCTGTTGAAGAAAGCCGGCTATAAAATTTCCAAAGCTGTAGAAGAAGAAAAAACTTCTACTCGTGATGATCATGCCGAAAAAGCTGGCAAGCGAGTTGCCAAAGACATTGAGTATGATGAAAAGAAAAAAGATGGCATTCATGGCAAGAAGCGTGGTGCTGAAGATGACAAGGCTGAAAAAGCTGGCAAGCGAGTTGCCAAAGACATCGAGTACGACGAAAAGAAAGACAAAAAAGAAGACAAGCCTAAAAAAGTCAAAGAAGCCGGCGGCACTGACACACCCACAGCATCCAGTGGCTTCAGTTATGGCCAGGGCATTTATGATTCAATCAATCATGAAATTGAAAAGATGATTGCCGAATCAATGAGCATGAATATGAGCGACTCAACTGACGGTACCAAGAGTTTGACCATCACTGCCACTGACGAAGATGCAGTAAAACTATCAATGCTGTTGAACACAGCAGGCATTGGTGGAGCAGGTGGACAACAGACTCACGGTGATACTTGTCCAGCATGCGGCAGTGCTGATTGCGGGTGTGGCACCCAGGGAATGGACGAAGCAGCACCCACAGTATCTGACAACGAGCCAGACTGGCCAACCAACACTGAAGAAGGCGATGCATTGCAATACAGCGGTGGCTTAGATGGTCCCAAGTCAACAGGACAAAGTACAGTACCTGTACTAGCCAGCCAAGATGATCGACAACACAGCTATGCTGAAGATGATGCTCTGCGTCGTATGATGGAAATGGCTGGTATCAAAGAAGCTGCCAAACCAGACTTTCTGGACATGGACAAAGACGGCGACAAAAAAGAGTCAATGAAAAAAGCAGCCGACGACAAAGACAAAGAAGATAAAAAAGTTGAAGAAAGTATCTTTACTTTGACCAACCAATGGAAAGCCTACAAAGGGTAATTGTAAAAATCAACTGCTGTGGAAACACAGCAGTTTTTTATAGTAAGGAAAAATTATGTCACAATACAAACCATACAATGAATCATTGACCACTCCTGTTCAGCCCAATCCACACTCGCCAGCGCACAGTGGGTACAAGCAACAGCCAGTTGAGATCCCAGGAGTACTGGATCAAACTCGTAATTTATTTCAACCGGTGGTTGCGATACCACCACAGGACAAATCATAATGGCTGCCAATGTTTACACAACACTATCCAACACTGTGGTTTACACAGACAAGTTACAGATTACCACTTCGGGCAATGCAGTGACTTATCAGGCCTATGCAGTGGCACTGGGCACAAGCGCCGCCGCTGGAAACATTTACAGCGCACCAATTACTATTCCTGCCAATACAATATTTGAAGTATACTCAGGTGTTGGCAACAAAATCACAGTAACAGGAACACCGTTTACTGCACTGGAATTAGGCACAGCAAGTTCAGCCACAGCCGGCGTGATTGGCTATGGAAGCATTTGATGCGAGCCAGTGATTTTATTGTAGAAACTCAAAAAGGAAAAATATCCGCACGACAGCAACAGTCGACCCGTGGGTTGAATATTTTTTCAAAGAAGATAGACAGTTACGATAGACTGTATGATTTAAATCGGTTGATGATGGCTGTGGCAAGCAGTGATGGAATAAACCCAATAGAAATGAATGCTGAAAGTTGGGTAGGAAAACATAACACTGCACATCCCTACACCAAAGAAGAACAGGACATGCTTAAATTAGCATACAAAGCTGCTGGTCTAGCGCATATAGATTTAAACAACGGTGATATGGATAGTGAAGAATTAGAGTCAACAAATACTCGTAGCCCGGTTACAGGATTCAAGGGATATCCCAGATGAGAGCTAGAGAATTTCTCAGAGAACAACACAATCTGCCTCCAGAGCAGGCCAACCCCATGCGTTACACTTATGTAATTCCTGGACTCAGTGCCGCTGATCCTTACAACAACTATAGATTTGGTGTGGCCCTGGCTAGAGCCCGTAGCGATTCTGGCAAAGATGGCATCAACACCAAGTTTCCAGCCTGGGATGCAGAAACAGTATTTGGCGAACACGGGGTTGTTGCTGGGATGGATTCTAGCATTGCTCAAGTGATTGATACAGCGTTGGCCATGACCAAAACACCTGGTGGTAAAAAATTGATCTCAACTGCTGACAGTACTGAACCCACATTTGTAGATACAAAAAGCCCGGTAAAAGCATTCAAAGGATACCCAAGGTAAAATATTATGGCAAACCCACCACCACCATACGACAACATCACAGGCATAAGCCGTGCTGTGATGAAAGACAACGCACAAGAAACCATTGGCGATTACAATGGTGTTGCTCGCCCAAGTGAATTAGTAGTCAACCAACTCACACAAGATATCTATGTAGGCAACGTCAATGGAAATCTAAATTTGATCGCATACGGATCTGGCGTTACCAGCACCACAACATTCAACCCGCAGTTCACTGACGGATCAGGCACATTTGCAGGCGGCACTGCCACTGCATCGTATGTGCGTATGGGTCCGCTGATGTTTATACATGTGTATGTGGATTTTGCAGGAGTTACCAACTTTGGCAGCACAGGATATCAGATTACACTACCTACTCCCGCAATAAACACATTTAGACTGGCAGGTGGCAGCCTGCATCAAACAGCCGGTGCTGGTTCTCCTGCCTTGTACCATATTGCTGGAATCACAGACGTCGTTGACAGCACCACAGTTATGAAACTGTATTATTCTGGTAGCACTACCGATCTAGTTTGGAAATTCAACACTCCGGCCACAGGCGCCTGGCAATCGGGCGCACATTTTGATCTTTCGGGCACATATCAAATAGCATAATATGAAAAAACTACTACTCTCTCTACTACTGATTCCATGCTTGGTCATGGCACAACCCAAACAAAAACCTGGTGTGACCTATGACGCTGTGATTACCCGTGTAATTGACGGCGACACAGTGGGCATTGCTGCCACTTGGCTTCCTGCACCACTCAAACAAGAACTCAGTGTTCGTGTGTTTGGAGTTGATACTCCTGAAAAAGGACATCGTGCCCAGTGCGCCAGTGAAGCACAGCGTGGTGAGGCAGCCACAGCATTTACTAAACAAATGATTGCCAACAGCCAAAAGCGACAGATTGTGCTCATGGACTGGGACAAGTATGGCGGCCGTGTGTTAGGTGACGTCATCCTCAATGGTGTTAGTCTACGTCAGCAACTAATTGCCAACGGCTTTGCCCGTGAATACTACGGTGAGGCCAAAACTTCTTGGTGCAACTGATCTGCCTTTAAATAAGGCATGAGCAATAATTTCTACTGCGCCGCACCCTGGCGCGGCCTCCACATCAATCCCAAAGGCGATGTAAAAACCTGCTGTGCCGGTAATCCCAACATGTTAGGTAACTTGAACACGCACTCCATTGACCAGATACTCAATAACACACTAATGACCGAGATACGGCACAGCCTAGCACAAGGTCAGCCGCACAAGTATTGTAGCAATTGTGTGCAAGCTGAACGATTTGGAGGAAGTTCTGAGCGTGATTGGCACAACAATGTTAATGAAAATTTTGATTTTGCCACTGCCGGGGACCGTTACCATTATCCAGTTATTGTAGATGTGCGTTGGAATACCACCTGTAATTTGAGTTGTAACTACTGCGGAGAATTGTGCAGTTCAAAGTGGGCAGGACTCAAAGGAATACCTTTCAAGTCTGGCGCTAGACCCTACTATGAACAGGTGTGTGATTTTATTGAACAGCATCAAGCTCACATACACGAAGTTGCACTGGTTGGAGGCGAGCCCTTGCTGTTGCCTGAAAACGAACGATTGCTGGATGTTATTTCTGAAGATGCAATTGTCACGCTGATTACAAATCTAAGTGTAGACTTTGAAAACAACAAGATATTCAAAAAACTACAAAATAGAACACAGGTGGGTTGGAGTATGAGTTTTGACAACACAGGCTCACGCTTTGAATATGTACGACATGGCAGCAATTGGGAATTGTTACAAAAAAATCTGGGCATACTAAAAAATCTAATGACTACACAGGGTCAATGGGGCGGCATACATGCAGTGTACAACATCTACAATGCCACACGCATTTGTGAACTTCGTGAGTTTGCTGATTCAGTTGGTGTCAGTGTGCTGTGGCAAAACTTGTTTCAGCCAGACTATCTTGATCCATTCCTGCACGGCCCTGAAGTTGCACAAGCGGCAGCCGCAGAAATTGAACGCTTTTACGCCACAGGCAATGTTACACCAGCTGAACGCCAGTTCTTTGATCAGGCATTGAACAATTACAAATCAATAACTCATGCCCAGCCTGATATAGAACAAAAGTTTGCACAACACATTCAAGAAATTGAAACAAAATATCATAGTGACAAACAAGGACAATTTGAAATGCTATGGCCGGAGTTAAAAACATTATGCAAATAACATCAATTGACGAAAACAACAATTTATTCAAAGTTGAAGAATTATTACCTGATCACTTAGTAGAAAAAGTTCTTGCTACCCCTTGGCCTGAGCTTGCCTGGTCCAGACAACAAGGGCAAGAAACCTGGTCTCGTAGACGAATACGCAATGAGGCAATACCTTGGCAACAGGAATGGGATATATATCTATCAAATGCCATGCCTGAAATTGAACAGTTGGTTGGACGAAAATTAAAAAGCTATATTGGCACCGGATGGTGGTTGGACGAACCTGGATTTACCTGTGCAATGCACACAGATGGTGACATGCCTGGAGCATTGCAAATGACCTGGATTGCGGCACAGCCCGAGTTGGGCACATGCTTTTACAACTACAAAGATCCAGATGCAGTTAGACATCAGTTCTTGGCCCGGCCCAACTCAGGTTATATCATGTTAAATAATGTTGATCCCAATGGGTATCGACAACTACAATGGCATGCCATGTTGACACCTGTGCCAGCCAACACATATAGATTGAGCAGTTACACTTGGCTTACTCCTTATCATGATTGATGCAAAAAAGAATTCAGAAACTGTGTTGGTTAAACCTCCGCATCGCCGCGAGGTATACACTGAACACGAACTAACAGAGTTTGCACTGTGTGCCGACTCCAAAGATGGTCCTATGTATTTCATGGACAACTTTTTTCATATTCAGCACCCTACCAGGGGTAAAATGCTATACCATCCATTTGAGTATCAAAAACGCCTGATTGAAACCTACCACAACTATAGATACTCAATCAGCTTGATGCCTCGACAAACAGGCAAGTCAACCTCGGCTGCTGGTTATCTGTTGTGGTACGCCATGTTTGTGCCAGACTCCACTATTCTAATTGCCGCACACAAATACACAGGCGCACAAGAGATCATGCAACGCATACGCTATGCATACGAACTGTGCCCAAATCACATTAGAGCAGGTGCCACCAGCTACAACAAAGGTTCAATAGACTTTGAAAATGGATCACGCATTGTATCGCAAACCACAACTGAAACAACTGGTCGTGGTATGTCTATATCATTGATGTATGCTGACGAGTTTGCATTTGTTAGACCCACAATTGCCAAAGAGTTTTGGACTTCTATTTCACCAACACTGGCCACAGGTGGTAAAGCCATTATCACATCAACTCCCAACTCAGACGAAGATCAGTTTGCGTTCTTGTGGAAAGGCGCCAACAAGGTCGAGGACGAATTTGGTAACACACGCCCAGATGGCCTAGGCATCAATGGGTTCAGAGCATTCCGTAGTTACTGGCGTGAACATCCTGACCGTGGCAATGAATGGGGCGCAGAACAATTGGCACAATTGGGCGAAGATCGTTTCCGTCGAGAGATGGAATGTGAATTTGTTATCAATGACGAAACACTGATTGCTCCTACCAAGCTGATTGATCTTGAGGGTATTGAACCTGTCAAACGCTCAGGGCAAGTGCGTTGGTATGCACCCGTCAAAAAGGATGGTATGTATGCAGTGAGTCTGGATCCTAGTCTGGGCACAGGTGGCGACCCTGCTGCCATTCAAGTGTTTGATGCCAGGACCACAGAACAAATAGCCGAATGGCGCCACAACAAAACTGACATTCCTACACAGATACGAATTCTAGCGGACATTGTTAAAGAAATTAACTCAGTGGTTAAGGATGAAAAAAGCATTTACTACAGTGTTGAAAACAACACCATTGGTGAAGCCGCATTGATATCAATTGCTGAGTACGGAGAAGAAAACATTCCAGGCTATTTTCTAAGCGACAACTCAGTAACAGGCAGTACACGCAAATTCCGCAAGGGATTTAACACCACAAACAAAGCCAAGCTCACAGCCTGTAACAAGTTCAAAATTCTTGTGGAATCAGGGCGCATGAAAATCAATTCCAAGCCCTTGATTTCTGAACTCAAAACTTTTGTTGCTACAGGACAGAGCTATGCGGCAAAAGTGGGAGAAACTGACGATCTAGTCATGTCAAGTTTGCTAGTAGTGCGCATGCTGATGCTGTTGCAAACCTTTCACTCAGAACTGGATGCTCACCTTAAAGATCACGGTGACATGATCATTGAACCCATGCCTTTCATAAGCATGATGCGCTAAATAACAAACTATGGCACAACACAGCACAATATCTCAAGACCTCATCAATTGGTTGGTTACCAAGAATTTTGACCCCAAATACAAAGATGCAAGTGGCAACGATTCAGCCGCAGGCGACGCCGTTATATTTGTATTCGACTATATTGGTCCATCAGGCAAAAATTACGGCACAGCAGTTATAGTACTGGCTGACAAAAACGATTTGCAACTGTTCTTTGGGGACAACCTGGGCAAAACCATGGACAATCCCGAAGACAAATTGAGCTGGTTTGGCAAAGACAAGCACCCGGGATTTTTGCCTGACCTGATGAAGTTTGCTGTATCCAAGAGGTACACTTTTACAGGCAAAGACATCAGCCAACTAAAGCACACTATGGCAGGCATGGCCGCCATCAAAGAAGGCCTGTTTGAAGGATACTACGGCAACCGCAAGATCAGCTACATGGGCGAGCAAACAGAAGCTAGGTTGGTGATCAAGCACAATCGCATCCTGGGTGAAAACGATGCTCGTTTCCGCTATGTGGAAAGTTTGTTTATTGAAACTGCCGACGGCGAAAGATTTAAACTGCCATTTACCAAGTTGGTAGGCGGCCGCGCCATGTTAGAACATGTGCGTCAAGGTGGCCGTCCTTATGATATTCGTGGCAACCATATTTGTGAAATGATCACAGAAATGAATGTGCTGAATCGTTTCAATCGTGCCAGCCAACGCCGAGTGTTCGAAGGTGTGACACAACAATTGATTGAAACAGTTCAGACCTATTATGCACAGCTCAAAGAAAGTCTACAACATCTTTCCTCAGGCCGTGGATACAAAACATATTTTGAATCCTGGACACCCAGTGACATCACAGATGAAAATGCGCTGGTAGAAGATTTAAAAACAATGTTCCTGGAACAAACACTAGATTCGCGAATTGAAAGCGCATTGCCAATTTTGGCAAAAATTCAACAAGGTACTGTTATGAAAGAAGCTGATATATTTGAAAATTGGATTAATACTGTTACTGAAGGCACATGGCAATTGCCTGACACGCCCGAAAGCGACAAAAAGTTAAAAGAATTAATGGCCGAGCCATTGATTGTAGGCCCAGACGCAGTTAACGCTAAACAACAACTGCGCGATATCATCGGTGATGACCAGTTGGATGACATACTTGGCGGCTTGGCCGAGCGTGATTCTAGAGCCAATGCCTGGGAAGATACTGATGTGCAGGCAAGATTGGCCGAATTGGGAATCCAAATGACCATGCCCGAGCCAGCTCCTGAACCAGAAGCACAGCCTGCGCAACCTCCGGCTCTTGAAGAAAGCACATGCAACTACACTGCCGAAGGACAATATTGTCCAGAACATGGACTCATGGAGTGTGGCAGCATGTATGAAATGGGCACAGTGGCAGGTGGTATGGCTCCGGTCATGGGAGAAGGCAACGATGATCCTATGAACTACAATGCCGCAATCACTGGTGCGTACTATGAAAGCAAATCGGATGATGCATTGTTGGCCAGAATCAAATCACTGGCCATGATAAAATAATTTATCACATTCTAAAGAGCCCGGCACAGTCGGGCTTTTTTATGGCAGTAAAGAAAGGCAAAACTCATGCCATTTGCTATTGCTATACTAAATAAAAGCGTATACAATACAACTTGTATGCACAGGCAACTAACATCTAAATTATTTAGATAGGCATATTATACAGGCATATAACATAGGCAACTTAACAAGGAGAAACACTATGGCATCATTAGCAGAAATCAGAGCACGACTACAGGCAGCAGAAGGTAACAAAGGTGGGCAATCCACCGGAGGCGGAGATAATTCAATTTTCCCTCATTGGAACATGGAAGAAGGACAAAGCACAACGCTTCGATTCCTCCCAGACGCAAATCTCAAGAACACATTTTTCTGGCAAGAACGAGCAATGATTCGTTTGCCTTTCAATGGCATCAAAGGAGAAATGGATTCCAAGCAGGTGTATGTACAAGTACCTTGTGTAGAAATGTGGGGAGATACCTGCCCGGTATTGGCAGAAGTACGCACCTGGTTCAAGGACAAAAGCCTTGAAGACATGGGTCGTAAGTACTGGAAAAAACGCAGTTACATTTTCCAAGGCTTTGTGCGTGAGAACCCACTGAGCGAAGACAAGACACCAGAGAATCCTATTCGTAGATTTATCATTGGTCCTCAGTTGTTCACCCTTATCAAAGGTGCATTAATGGATCCTGAGTTGGAAGAAT